ATGGCACGTTTGTAAAGCCATAATAGTTTTTCCACAACGTACTTCGGCAAAAATGCAAACTATCTTTTTCCTTTCTAATATCTCAAAAGCATCTTTTGATATTCGTTCTTGATATTCTCTAATTTTCATTTGTAAAATCTATATTGTTTAACTTTGTTCAGTTCGTTTTGATACTCTTCATCAAATCCATCTTCTGAACTTCCTAAGTCATAACCGCTAAAAAAGTATTGACCATATTTATAATGATTAGGTATAAAAACAACATCGTTTTCTATTTTTTCTCCGTTATGACTATGGTATAATTTATTAACTCTAAAGCTAGGAAAATCATCTGAAAGTATTAACAAATCTTTTTCAAATATTTTATATCTATTTGAGTGATAATCTATATTTTGCCACCATAAACTAGGTTTAATTTCAATGTATAAATCGTATTTAGGTAAATAAAAATCAGGTGTATATTTTTGATTATTTGATAATAAAAAACAATCAGGTTCATAAACCCATTTCAAATTAAAAGCATCAAAAAATATTGCCCATCTTGCTTCAAGTCTACTTCTGAAAAGGATTCCTTTATATTCTGTTTCTATTGCTTTCATATTTTAAAAATCTATTTCGTTATCTTCTTCTTTTTCTATACTTTTATTCACTATTTCAAACCATCTTTGACCGTTTGAATTTCCGCTTAAATATTCGTGTTTATAAAACTTACAATACTGCTCTATCCATTGCGTAAATCTTTTTTGACTTAATTTATAAGTTTTATAATCAGGATATTCATTTATAAAACTATCGTAATAAGTTTGTTTTGTGCAACGAGTATTAAATTCAATGTTTTCGTTTTTGCCATTATTATCAGGTTTTGTCCATTCGTAAAATTCGTGAGAAGTATTTTTTATAAACTTTCTAACTTCAAGATTTTTAAAGTCATGTTTTGTCAATCCTTTTTGTAAATAATATTGTACGCATTGTATCATAAAATTATCAAACATACACCATTCATCTGCGCTCCAATCATCAAAAAGCAAGTGTCCAAACTCATCTAAAGGAGTATGTTTATAACTAAAATAATCTGACATTTCTACTTCAAACTTTCTACGTTCAAAAGAACCACCAACGCCTCCAATAGTATAGTTAGTGGTTATTAGTATTTTAGGACTTTTTGTTACTGGTAATTTTATAGCATCTTGACCTTTATACTCCAAAGTAATTCCCTCTGTAATTAAACTAAATAAACTTTCAAAGTTAAAGTTCTTTTTAACATCATCAAAAACTAAAATCTGAGTGTCTGTACTAACAGTTTGATAGGGAAAACTTTTGGTAAACTCAAATGTTTTCCCATCAATACTGCTTACTTTTTTCATTTGAGAAAGAGCGTTCCAGAACAACCCTTTGCCGCTTCCTCCGTTTGGGTTTTCTGAAATAGTTTCATCATTAAAAATTATAGCTTTATTATTTGCAGAAGTTTTAAACGAATGTAAAAGATAACCAATTACAGATTTAAAACTATTATATTTATCTGCATCTTGACCGCTAATTAACCATAAGAATTTTCTAAATACTGAATTATGATGGTCAAATTCTTTATATTCTCTATTTACAATTTGACGCTTCCATACAAAACCATCTAAGTCTAAATAGTCAATAGTAGATATATTTTCATCAGTAATTTTTACAACACAATTATTAAAATATAAAAAGCAATCTGTTTGATTATCTTCTTTAATATTAATCTCTGAACTCTCTAAAAAACTCAAAAAGTCTGATTGAAAATATTTAGGACTAGAAGCCATAAAATCATAAGGACTAAACCCAATATCCTCACGTTGTAGTAAATGTTCTAAAACAAAATCCTTTATTCTTTTTTCACTTGTTTCTTCTACTAAGTTTTGTTCAATTTTTATAAAAGTATAAGTATTTGTATCAGTTGGAAAATATTTAAAAAAATTGTTTTGTTGTAACCAGAATTTATATTTGTGTGGACTTAAATTTATTTTTCCTTTATCATTGTAATACCAAAAATCAGAAACAGATATTTCTTCTTTTATTTCATCAATACAATTTTCAATTTCTTTTTTATCATAATCAGAATGTAATTCAATTACTTCTTTTTTATTCTTACCAGTTCTTATCTGTTTTTCAATTCTTTGTTTAATGGTTTTATCTTCAAAGAATTTAGTTCCGAAATTATTTGTTTTTTTATAAGCTGAATTTAAAACGCTAGTTATTTCCTTACGTGTAAAATCTTTTGTTTCAAACTGTAATAAAGTTTGTTCTGCTACATTTTTATTAATTCCAAAGTCATTAAACGCACTTGCTAGCTTAAAAATATTATTATTTCTTTGACCGCTTACAATAGAGTACTTACTATCAAACCATTTCATTAAGTTGGTTATAATAATATTATCAGATTTTACAGCAATAGATACATTTTTGCTTCCTATATCTTCAACGTCTGGTAAATCTATTTTGTCCCAAAGTTTTGAATCAGTATTTAAATATAAATCAGGGTCGTAACTCTCAAAACAAAACCTACTTACATCTGAACCGCTATCATCCCAATTAGGGTGGTTATAATGATTTTTAAGGCTCTTAAAATATTCTTTATGATTTTCTATATCTTTAGGAATCTTAACAAGTGCTTTTATTCCTTTACCACTTGGGCTAATCCAACACGCAAAAATATAATCGTCATCACAAATTGAATTTTTAAAATCAATAGCATCTTCTGAACTTTCAAATTTGTCAAAGTCTAAAATTATAAGTCCTGAATGTTCTTTTATACCAGCTAAAGAACGATACTCAAAAATCCCATTAAAACATACCCCTGGAAGTTTTACTTTATTTTTATCGTATTCCTCTTTTGATAAAGTTCTTAACCACTCAACTAAATCTTTACTCTTACCTCTTTTAATTCTTTCAAGACAAAACAAAACGTCTTTAGTAAATCCATTAGAAACATCTGTAGCTTTTTTGTAAATCGTTACATTCATAAATAAAAAGTTAATGCCGATTAGAGCGGTGGTCGTCGCATCTAATCGGCATTGATAAGATTTTACTTGAAGCGACCACTCTTCAAAAGCAAAGATAATAAATAATATAATACAAAATACAAAGTACAAAAATAAAAATGTGTACTTTATTAAAGTATATGATAATCAAATAGTTAGATATTAATAGTACACAAGTACACATTGAAAGTCATTTTTTTAATAAAAAAATCATTTTTATTTTTATTTTTATTTCTATATAATATAGTAGGTACTTTTAAAGTGTACTTGTGTACTTTATAAAAATAAAAAAGCCACTATAAAAGTGGCTTTAGTTGTGTTGTATGGTTTAATTTAAAAAGCTAAATCATCATCTATTACTTCATTTTCAGTAGTTTCATCGGTTAATTCAACTACTCCTTTGTTTTTAAAATATTCTGACTGATATTTCTTCAAAACTTCTAGGGCATCAATAACCTCATCTAATTCGCTATCTGAAACAGCTCTTTCAAGTTCAAAAGTTGGATATGTAAATTTTACATTTCCTTTTTTACCATCTTTAAAACCTTTAACAATTACAATTTCATCTGCTAATCTTGAAGAACATTTTTTAAATAGTTCTCCCCATTCTCCAATTCCATTACCTTTAACGTCAATATTAATAATCTCTTGATTTTCTAAATCATAACCATAAATTGACAAATGATATTTACCTCCAACAACATCGGCTTTTTCTTTTACGTCTGCCCATACTCCTTTAGCAATAATAGGTTGATTTTTATCAAAATACCTTACTGTCATTTCATCTTTAACACTTCTAACTTCATTGGAATATAGTCCAATATTCAATTTTTCATTGAATCCTTTTACGCAAAATAAAGGGCGACCTAAAGTAACAAATCGAAAAGGCAAATCAACTAAGATGTTTTCTTTTGTTTCTTTAACGTAATAACTAAATTTTTTGTGTTCTCCAACCCATTTGTAGAATTTTTTAGCTGGGTTTGAATTTTGTTGTAATTCTTGAGATGCTTTTAGTTGCTCTCTTTTAGATAATGTACTCATAATATTTATTTTTTATGGCTTCCAATGACGGTGCGGAAACCTTGCACCTGTTAATTATGATATATCAAATATACAAAAAATATCTTATTTGTTTCGTTTAAAAAACAAATATTTTTGCAAATTATCCTTTGCTTTTTTCTGTTCTTTATAGAGTTTTATGTAATGTTCATCGTGTTTATTCTGTTCATACTCGTTTGATTCTCTAACCTCAACGTAAGTAAATAATGAACGAGTGTTATTATCTAATTCGTTAAAATCTTGTTCTCTCATTCTTAGGAACATTTCTTTTGATGCGCTCATTTTCTTTAAATTAAAAATCCTGACTTACAT